GTTGTTCTGGCTCTGGTCGCTGTAGCCGCCCGCCGCCGGAGACGTTACCGGCTTATAAGGCGTGCCGGTATCGGCCAGGCTCCACGGCAGGCCGTTCGGCGCGACCGGGTCGTGTTTATCCTTCGGATTGTTCGGATCGCCTCCCGGCACCTTGTCCTTCAGGTCGTCGGACTTGCTGTCGATAAGGTGCAGCTTTTCCAGCATCCAGCTGATACCGTTTGTAAGCTGGTCAAGCGCCTTGCCGGGTATCTTCAGCCCCTCGGCCAGCGCGTTGCCAAACTTCTTGCCCATGTCCCCGGCGTTTTTCAGCTCCGTCTGCGTAGACTTCACCGGTTCCAGCAGCTTTTTAAACCAGTTCCATGCGGCCTTAATTTTTTCCATCAGCCAGTCAAAGACGGGCTTCAGCGGCGCAAAGGCGTCGCTTATTGGCCCCGCTGCGGCCTTAAAGCCCTCGGCCACGCCCGCAATAAACGCCTTAATCGGCTGCCAGTATTTACGGATCAGCAGCGCCCCGGCGACGACGGCGGCCACCACAAGCGCGACCGGCAGCGTGATGGCGCCCAGCGCGGTTGTAATGGCTCCGCCTACCACGCTGAACACCGAGCCAAGCAGCCCCGCACCTGCAATAAGCATGTTAATCCCGGTGATCACCGGCCAGGCAACCAGGCCGATTGCCCCCAGCGCGCCCACAAAAATCAGTCCGGCCGTGGCGGCTTTGGTAATTCCTCCGGCCAGTACCGGGTTTTTCTGGATCCAGCCGTCCACGTTCAGCAGAAACTTTGTGGTTTGCTTTGTCAGCGAGCGCAGGGTCTTATCGAGGCCGTCAAACAGATCGGTGCCGATAGCCTCCTTGGCCGACTGCAATTCCTTGAAGTCTCCGCCGAGGTTGTCCTGCTGCACGTTGACCAGCTTCGCCGTGCTGCCGTCCGATCCCTGAAAGGTTTTCGTCAGTTTGTCCAGCTCACCGCTGGCGGCGGATTTCATCAGCGTGACGGCTGCCGACGCGGCCTCCTCGCCGAAGATGGTCTTCAGGTATTCCGCCTGCTGGGTATCGCCGAGCCTGTTTTTATCAAAGGACTTTTGCATCTCCTTCAGGATGGTGAAAAACGGCCGCAGGTTGCCCTTGCCGTCGGCGGTCTTTACGCCCAGCTCTTTTATTGCCTTGAACGCCTCGCCGGTCGGCCCCTGCACGCGCAGCAGCATGGCACGAATGCCCGTACCGGCCATGCTGCCGGTAGTGCCGTTATTTGCCAGCGCGCCAATCATGGCCGCCGTCTGCTCGGCGCTTACCTTCGCATTTTTCGCCACCGACGCGACGTAGGGCATGGCGTCGCTCAGGTCGTCGAATTTGGTCGCGGTTTTGTTGAGCGTCGCGGATATCACGTCGCCCAGGTGCGCGACCTCGCTGTTAGCCAGTCCGAACGCGTTTTTGGTGCTCATTAAAAGCTCGGCGCTTTCCTCCATCGTGCGGTTGTTCGCCAGCGACATATTCAGCGTTACCGGCGTGGCCGCCTTAATGTCGTCAACGTTCGCGCCCGATTTGGCGATAACAATTTGCGCCTGCGCGGCGTCGTTGGCCGAGGCCGCCGTGTTGTCGCCGATGCTGCGCGCCTGGGTGCGCAGCGACTGGAAGTCAGCGGAGTTTTTGTCAAGGCCGAGCGTCGCCTGTAGCGTGGAGTTAGCCAGCGCAAAGTCGTAGCCGGGGCGCAGGACAGAAGAGGCAGCGACCGCGCCGACCGTGGCGGCACCGACACCGGCCGCGCCGACGTTGCGCATTTTTGCCGACAACTCCTGGCCTTTACGGTAGCGCTCGCCGGTCTGGTTAAGCCGCTCCTGCTGCTGATTCAGGCGCTGCAGCTCCATTTTCTGACGGCTCAGGCTGACGGTTGCCTGGGCGGCGGCGGTTTTCAGCCGCTGCTGCTCGCTGCCGAGGCTTTTGGTGGAGATCCCGGCGGCGTTCAGCGCCTCGCGCTGCTGCTGCACCGACAGGCGCAGGCCGTTGCTTTTGGTCTGCAGCTCGCTGGCCGCCTGCCGGGCTTTTTCCAGCGCGCGGGCCTGCGCCGTGGTGGGCTTTTCGGTATTTTTAAAGGCCACGGCCAGCGCGGCCGCTTCCGCCTTCGCGTCCTTCAGGCTCTGCTGCGTGACGGCCAGCTGTGCGCTTGATTTGCGAAAGCCGTCAATCTTCGCCGCCTGCGCGTCCAGTTCCTTCAGACTGCTTTGCGCGTCGCGGATGCCGCCCGCCAGCGCCTTGGTCTGGTTCTGGATAGCCTTAAAGGGCCGCGTCGCCTGATCCACCGCCTTCAGCAGCACCTGCAACTTGAGGTTATTCATCGGTTTTTACTCCGCTGCGAATGATGGCCTTGTGCCGCCAGTCGATAAGCTCTGCCAGCGGCATGGCGTACATTTCAGACGGCGGCCAGTGAAACACGGTGGCAACGTCCGCCATCAGGTCGTTAACGGTCAGCGCTTTAGGCCAGCTTACGCGTCCGACTTCGGCGACAAAAAACCGATCACCTTACCGGCCAGCGCAATCAAATCCGCCGGGTCGAGGTTCAGACACTCCGCCTTTGTCAGCGCGGGCAGGGTGATGCGCGGCAGCACGGTAATCAGCGCGTCCACGTCCGAGCCTGCAAGGTCGGCAAGGCGGGTGCCGCGCAGCGCGCCAGAGTTGGGCTTAATCACCTCAACTGTATTAATTGCCTGCTCGCCGCGCATCACCGGGGTTTCCAGGGTAACGACGTTTTCTTTGTTTTCCATGATTGTTCTCTCTGCAAAAGGGGGTTAAGGCCAGCGCCGGGCGCTGGCTCAGGGGTTAAACGAGGCCAATATTCTTGCGGCGCTGCTCCAGGCGATCGGTGCCGCTGACCTTCTCCACCATGTTGATGGTGTCGATTTCGATCAGCTCCTTGCCGTTAAAGGTCATTTTGTAATAGGTGCATTTGGTGGTGATTTTGGTTTCCGTGTCCTCGCCCTGTTTGGCCTCGCCAAAATCAAACGCCTGGTGCTTGCCGCGCACCTCAATCTCTACCGGGATTTCCTCGCCGGTGTCGTCGCGCTGGTAAGAGCCGGTAAAGCGCAGCGGCACGGACGTTGCGCCCCACTGCGTCAGCACCAGTTCATCGATACCGCCAATGCTCCATTCGATATCCAGCGCGTCGTCGTCCAGGCCCATATCGATATGCGCCGCGCCGCTCATGCCGCCGCCCCGGAACGGGTCGAGCTTGCGGCTCAGCTTCGGCAGCGTGACGCTGGTAACAACGCCCTGATAGCTGTTTGAGTCGTTAAAGAGGTTCATCCCCTTGAGTTTTCGTGGCAGTGCCATTTTTCAGTCCTCAGCTGTTAACGGACGCGGCGAAGTTCGCCAGATAGGAGTCAGTAATACGCTGGCGAAGGGTTAAATCTTCCAGCGGCGGCACCGGCGTATAGTCGTAATCAATCGACAGCTTGCCCGCCTTCAGCGTGTCCTTGTCGTTGGCGCTTTCGTCATACCAGGCGGATGCGCCCAGCAAATAACCGGCGTTCACCAGCTCGCGGAATTTGGCGTTGATGCCCGCGATAATCTCGCGCACCAGTACCGGCGTCAGCGGCTTATCGTTGGCCCACATATGCGCCTCGGCCATCGTGTCGGCCAGCACCTGCGCGGTGCGGGTATAGTTCTCAAAGGCAAACAGCGGATCGTCGCTGCAGGTGCGGTTTCCCCAGAAGCGAAAGCCATCCTTGCGGATAAGAGTGGTCACGCAGGCTTCGTTCAGCAGGTCGGCGTCGGTGCCGGTCTGCTGCAAGTCCCAGAAGACGCCCGCCGAAATCCCGGTGACGCCGTTCACACCAACGTTAGAAAGCGTTTTGTGCCAGCCGGTGTCGTTGTCGATTCTGGCGCGCAGGCCCAGCGCCCGCGCCGTGGCGTAGGCGGTTTCCGATGCGTTGGCGGTGGTGTTCCAGGCAATGAAATCAGGCCAGATAACCATGATTTCGCGCTGGCTGAAGTTCTCGCGGTACTTCATGGCATCAGAGACGGTTTTGCAATTCCACGCCGAGACGTAGCAGAAGGCGCGCAGCTGCTGCGCGATGTTGGCAAGCGCGGTCGCGACCTCCAGCGAGTCGAGGCCCGGCACGCCGAGAATGCGCGGCTTGACGTCGAGCTGGGTCTGCGCGCTTAACAGCGCCTTCATGCCGGTATACTGGCCGTTTTCGTCGGTGGTGCCGATGATATTGGAAATGGTTTCCGCTTCGGTCGCGCCTTCGGCCACGCGCACCACGACGGTAACGGGCTTTGACTGGTCGGCAATCGCCTGCAGGGACGCGGCCAGCGTGCCTTTCTTACCGGCTTTGGCAATACCGGCCTGCACGTTGGTTAACAGTACCGGCGTATTCAGCGGGAACGCGGTGGCGTCGGCGTCGTCGGCGGTACAGACCAGCCCGACAATCGCCGTGGAGACGGTGGAAATGGTGCGCGTGCCGTCGTTGATTTCGACAACGCGGACACCGTGATGATAATCAGACATCTGATGCACTCCGTGTAATGGGTGCGCTCAGATTGCCTGCTCGGGCGCGGCGGTGCATCCGATTGGAGTTTGCTGATGGATGACAAAACATGTTGCCAAAATGTATAAAAACCACTAGTAATTAATAACCAACATTAGCATTCAATAAAATATCTCGGGTGAAAATTCCATGAGTAAAGCCGAAAAGCCAAAAAAACCAAACTCTGCCGAAACTAACTTTATTGAAACATGGATCAAAGAAGATTTGCGCAGAGAAATATACTATCGACTATCATTTTGGACATTATCTGCACTCATAACATATTATGTTATATCGCACTCCACAGGATTCTCGGCTATAGATTATTTCATGGGATATACCAAGAACACAATCAAACTCCTTCAATTCATTGCATTTTCAAATATATTCATATTTATGATAGCTATTGCATTCAAAGATATGGAAGTAAAGTACAAAGGAGCATGGTCGCAAGACAAGCCACTCGGAAAGTTCGGTTCATTAGTTAGGAAAATAAATGGTGACTGGCTGTTATGGGTCAGCAGCTTAGCCTTAACATTCCTTATGATAATACTAATGACGATTTACAATACCATTCAAGGATCAGGTTCAATGAGCCTGAAGCAAGGGTTAATTGTTTTAATTTGTACAGTATCCCTCTTGCTTGTATCCCTTATACACGCATGGTTATATGTTCTTGTAAAAAAAGAAGGGCCATCCCCATTTAGCTCCAATATTGAAAATCCAAACTTAATAATTCCAATTTATACATGGATAATGCTTTGGGCGGTTGGTTTTATTTTTTTTGTCATTTAAAGAAGAGCCCACGAGGGCTCTAAACTAAGGTTTTTTTGGCCATTTTATATTGTTAGCATTTATAGTTTTAATCGCTTGTACTTCCTGCACGTACTTCATCCACGCGGTAAGCGATGCCTTATCCGCATCCGTGATAATGTCGAGCCGCAGCTGCGTCTGCCACGCCTGCGTCGTGCTATTGGCCTCACTGATGCGCGCGGCCTTTTCCGCTTCGGCCTCGCTCACTGCTGCAGCCTGCTGTGCGTCGCCGTCCGTTACCCATTTTTCGCCGTCCCATTTATCAAACGCGGTTGCCGGTGCCTGCGTGGTGGTGCCTGCCGGGTAATCGCCCGGCGCGGTGATTGCTGTCGCCGAACCGTCCGCCGTGGAATAAACCGTTTCGCCCCGGTGATCGGCTACGGTCTGCCAGCCGCCGTCCCGGTAAACCGCCACGAGGCCCGACTTTGCCGACGGCGGCGCGCTGCTGCAGGCGCACGCCGGGACGCCCACGCCCTGCGGTAAATATTCATCCGTCGCGCCGGTAAATTCGCCGCTCAGGCTGTCGTAGTTGTAAACCGTCAGCGTGCCGGCCGATTTCGCCAGGCCGTTTTTATCCAAAGTAATCTTTGCCATTATGCGGCCCTCACGATGTAGTTAAAGGCGACGTTTCGCGGGCGCACTGAAATCCAGACGCTGCCGGGCGTCACGCCTGCCGTGTTCTGCGCACACGACATGGTGTTATCAGTCAGCGTTGCGCCCAGCGCGCCATTGCCCGGCGACCTTGCGCCGGACGGCTGGCTGTTGGTGATGCCTTCAGCCTGGCTGAAGGCCGTACCCACGGTGGCCGAGGACATGGTGTCGTCAGTGCCGTAGTAGTCCAGCGCCGCCGTGCGGATGCTGGTTGCGCCCTGCGCGGTACCTATGCCCCGCCCGGTATCCACGCCGCGCCCGTCGTCCCAGCCTCGGATAAACTCGCCGCGTAAATCCGGCAGTTTCAGCGACGGATAGACCTTCGCCAGCAGCGGATAGGTCGTGGCGCTGAACGATGCGCCGTTGCACTTCAGCCAGCCGTCCGGCGCGGTTGCCGCCGGGTAAGGCAGCGGCACGCCAACCGGCACCGCCGACCCGTCGCCCAGCCCCAGCGCGGCCAGCGCTTTTGTCACCAGCCCGGCGTCCTTAATTTCCGCCAGCGCGTTTGCCGTTTGCAGATACTGCTTATGGGGATTGGCGGCGGCAACGTGCGCGGCCAGCGCCCTGTCGGCGTAAGCCTTCACCTCGATCACCGCGCTGTCCACGTACTGCCGCGTTGCCAGCACCACGGACGGGTCGATTTTCAGCGTAACCGCGCTCGTGCTGTTGACGATTAAAATCATGCGCACGGTCTGCGTGCGGCCGCTGCCCTCGGCGAGCTGCGGCTTGTAGGTTTCCGCGCAGTTGGCCACGGCAATCAGCACGCCGTCGGCGTCAAACAGGCCGATTTCGCGTATCCAGAAGCCGCCCTCGCTTTCGGGGATAATCTGCTCGGCGATGATCTGGCTGCTGTTGGCCGCGTCAACCGTCAGCGCGTTCAGCGAGGCCCGGCGCTTTTCGCCGACAAGCTTTGTCTGTGCCGCGTCGGGCGTGGGCAGCGTGCCGCCGCCGTCACCCACGGCCATTTCGGTAATCTGCAATTTAGTGCCGAGCGCCGCAGCGTTCGCCAGTTTTGCCGCGCCCTGGCTGGTCAGCAGGGCAAAATATTTAGTGGTCATGCGCTCACTTCCGTCAGGTCAATAAGATGCACCGCCGCGCCGGAATAAACCGGCCCGCCGACGCTGATAAGTTCAGGGGTATAGGGGTAAACCGTCAGCTCGTCGCCGCTGTAGCAGGCGGCACCAACCGGCAGCGCGCCGCTGGCGTCGAGGTTAACCGACAGTCCGACAAGGTGGCGGCTGCACGGCTTCGCGTCGGCAATCAGGCGCTCCAGCTCGTTATACATTTCTTCGGTAATGCCGGTATCCAGCACGCCCACATCCAGCCGGAACGTCCCCGGCTCGCCGCCGGTTTTCCACCATTCAACGATACGGATCAGGTAGCCGAGCGGCTCCACCACGCGCCGGATCGAGCCGAGCGTGCCTTTATGCTTGTGCACGTACTGCGAGGCCGACACCACGGCGCGCTTTGTGGACTCGCTCCAGCCGGTATCCCAGCGGTCAACCGACCACGCCCAGGCAAGGTACGGCAACAGCTCCACCGGGCAGGTCTGCGGGTTCCACAACCGGCGCAGCGGTGCCGGAATGGCTTCAATCGTGGCGCAGGCTTCGGCTGCGGCCACCTCCAGCGCCGACGAGCCGGACGGCAGCAGGCGATCACTCATCCGACCCCCCGACCGTAAGCGCCCATCCGGTACAGTACGCGGCCTGCGTTTTATCCAGCACCACGTCGGCGGCGGGCTGCAAAAGCTCCACGCGCTGCACGCCTTCAACATGAAGCGCGGCGTACAGGGCAGATTTGCGGATATCCCGGCCGAGGCGGGCCTGCGCGCTGACAAAGGCGGCAAGCTTTGCCCCGGCGGCGGCCCGTATGGGCTCAGCCTCCGGCCCCGGATAGAGGTACAAAACGGCCTCAACGGCGTAATCCACAATTGCCGCCGACTGCACCGTTACCCTGTCGGCCACAGGGCGCACGTCCTCGTCATTCAGCGCCTTATTTACCACGGCCAGCAGATCGGCGGCCGCCTCGCCGTTGCCCTCGCGCGACAGCACGGTGATGGTGACGCAAGCGGGCGACGGGCTGATAGCTGACGCGTCCGCCACGCGGCCATCGGCGCTTTTCGCGTGGTACTCATAGGCGCCGGACGGCCCGGCCACGCTCAGCCCTTCAAAGGCAGCCGCGATGCGCACGCGATAATCGTCGTCGCTTTCCATCACGGCGGCGGTCGGCGGGGTTGTGGTGTCGTCGGCGGCCGTCAGCGTCAGGCGGCTAACGCCGTTGTTTGCGCCAAGCTGGTCTAAATCATCCGCCAGGGCATACGCCACCATCACGGCCTTAGCCGCCTCGTTGACGCGCTGGCGCAGGATAACCTCGCGGTACGCGTTTTCCTGCAGCAGCTTCACCACCGGCTCGGACTCCAGGGCCAGCGTGCGCGCGATGGCGTCCTGCTGCTCCGCCGGGTACAGCGATACCAGCGTGGCCTTGCGCTCGTTGAGTAACGTTTCATAGTCCAGCGCTTCCACCACGTCGGGCGCGGGTAGCTGGCTCAGGTCAATAGTTGCCATATCAGCTCACGGGTACGGTTAAGGAAAAATCCTGCGCGGTGTCGGTGCGGCTGCCGGTGATTTCAACCACCATGCCGCCGTCAAACGCGGATTCGTAAGAGATGCCGGTCAGCTTTACGCGCGGCTCCCACTGCAAAATTGCCATGTAGCAGGCCGACATAATCTGCAGGCGCAGCGCCTCGTTTTGCGGCTGGTCAATCAGCGTGGACAGCAGCGAGCCGTAGCTGCGGCGCATCACGCGGGAACCGACCGGCGTTAACAGAATGTCGCGCACCGACTGGCGAATATGGTCGAGGTCGGCCAGCGTTCCGCCGGTGTCACGGCTCATGCCGGAATATCGCACGGTCATTACTGCGGCCCTCCGGACGTGTCACCGCCGGACTTCACGCCGCCGTGTTTGTGGGAATCGACCACTACGCCGTTAGAGCTGAAGCTGCCGCCGCTGTGCGTAACGTCGCCTTTCATCGTGCCGCCGCCGGTGACTTCCAGCGTGGCGGTTTTCAGCAGCGCCGAGCATTCCACCTCGGGCGAATCCAGCATGATTTTGACGGCGGCCTGAATGGTTGCGGTCTGAATGCCGGTTGCCTTCAGCGCGCCGTTTGCCGGTTCGTACTCAATCACCGCACCGTCGGGAAACGACCAGTGCAGCGCGTCAGCCGAGGCCGACGGGGCGGAATGCTCGTCAGAGAACACGCCCGGCAGCACAAAGCCGGTATCCAGCTCGCCGCCCAGGCACAGGACAAGCACCTGCTCGCCGACCGACGGCGCATTCCATGAACGGGTACGACCGGCCCGGCCGGTCAGCCAGTGCAGCCAGTTGGTTGTGTTGTTGCCGGTATCCACGCGGCACAGCCCGTCGTCAAGATTGACGGCGGACACGGTGCCGATGCGGATCAGGTTGCGCAGCAGGCGCAGGATTTCGGGGGTTTGTGAGTTCATGGGGCTAGAGTGCCCCATCAAGCAGAGAAAAAAAAAGACTTAGCGTTTGTTCATGGCTAGTAAAACATTAGAGGAAGTAAGACAAAAAATAGTACCAAGCGTTTTGATAAAGCCATGGAATGTAATTGAAGTTTAGATTTAAAATAGCAATCACTCCACCACAAGCAAAAAAATAACCAACTAAAGAGGCTGGCACCCAGAGAAATATAGCATCAAATGTCACATCAAAATTCTTATCTTTATTTAAAAAACCAAAGCAGCAGTGAATTAGTGAAATAAACAAAACGGAAAGGCCAAAATATGCCGCACCCTCTCCAGCAATTGAAGTTATTCCTTGGGAGAACCCACGAAAGTACCCCCCTCCGATTATGGTTTCATAAGCACGCAAATAAAAGTCAGTAAATATATATTTATTGGCAAGAACCATAGACAATGCAGAAATAGAGAGGAAACTTATAACCGCCGTACCGACCAAGTAGAAAAGACTATAGATTCCATTATTAACACCTTTTGATATGTTATTATAAACTCCAGCCGCACAAATAAATAAAGCATATATAGAAAAGGAAGATAGAGAATCTATAAAAAAGTCAGGGTAAGCTGGAAATAATATTAAAATAATAACCTCAATACAAAACCATAGGCGTTTAAAGCTGGAGATCTTACTTGAATAATCTGAGTAGTTCACATAAACATTATTATTATCACCTCTCACCTCTGACTTTATCACACTACTATTGTTAACATATTTTATATTCAACGCCTTGATAGTAAGGGCAACGCTTAATGTTACAGATATTAGAGAACCGAGCGACAGGAAATTTTCAAACATGATAACCCCACAATAGAAAATAAATTTCCAGAATGTTACCTGTCAAAACCCAACGCTTCAATCATTAGATATTGTAACGTTTCATTGTGACCTTTATGAAAGCCAAGTAACGGCCGCTCATCATACTGCACTTCTTTCCCTCCACGGGCAGGTCGGTCGCGCAGCCCGTAATGATGCACGCGGGCCATGCGCTGCACGTTGCCGGTAAACTCCACCACGGCGTCGTCGGCGCTGCCTTTCGCCTTCATGTATTTGGCCGTGCGCAGCCTGGCGAACATCTCACGCTTTATCCGGCCTTTCTTTTTGCGCGCCGGTGCCTTGCGCGGCTTAAACGCCGTGCCGTCCGGTGCCTGCTGGCGCTTAATATTCTGCTGCTGACCGGCGCGCAGGCGCTTTGCGATGGTGCGGGCCATTTCCTTACGCGCCGCCGGTGACAGGTTGCCGATCAGCGCATTTAGCCTGGCGTCGAACGCCTCCAGCCCGTTCACGGCTGCCACTCGCTGACCAGCTCGCCGCCCGCATAAAGCTGCGCTGGCCGGGTTACGTTATCCGGCAGCGGATTCTCGCCCGCGTGCTTGACGTGCAGCGCGTCGCCTTCCTGCTTCACAATCACGCGCTCCGTCAGCTGCAAATCAATGCTGATATCGCACAGGGTGTCGCTCAGCACGTCAGCCTTAAAGGTAAAGCCGGTACGCCGCTTTTCTTCCGTCGCCATCATGTCCGGCTGGTTTTCACGCAGCCACGCCAGCAGCGGCACAATCAGCAGGTCGATATCGTCGCCGTAATCGGTAATCACCAGATTAAGCTGATACTGGTATTCAAACGACAGCGAGCTGGCGAGCGTTGAGGCGATGCGCCCGCCGTCGATAAACATATTCAGCCCGTCAGGGTTTCTTTGCAGCAGCGGCACGCTGTCGGTCAGCGCCCGGCGTAGCTGTTTCGGTTTCTCCATCGTGTTGCTCCTGGCATTCTTTGATGATTTCCACCTGCAGCCCGCACGACGCAAGCGCAGCCTCTAACTGGCGGTTATCCGCCGCTAAATCGCCCTGGGTCTGCAGGCTGTTGCCCGGCAGCGGGCAGCTTGTCACGCGCGGACAGCCAGTCCAGATAATCTCGGGCGTTGTTGAATGCGGGCCGCGACTGCAGCCGGATAACGTCAGCAGGCAAAGCAGCAGCAGACCAGCTGCGTAAAGTCGGGTTGGCATCGGTTTCCCTCTGTATGGTCAGTTCACGGTTAAGGGCGGCAGTCCCGGCGCGGCCCTGCAGCAGGCGCAGCGCGGCCTCGCGTTTCTGGCCCGCTTTTGCCTCGTCGTTCAGGCGGTTAATCGCCTTATCGCGGCTTTCAATTCCGGCGGACAACGTGCCGATAATGCGCTGCGCGTCGGTAAGGTGGCCGTTTGCCGCATTCAGCCGCCAGCCGGTCAGGCCCAGCGCAACGAGCGCCACGGCCAGCAGTACCGCTAACAAACGGATCATACCGCCCCCTTTAAGCACCAGGCCTTTTCCCGCTGGCGGCGGTTTTCCAGCCCGGCATTTCTGACGCCGTTCACGTACACCCAGCGGTCGAGCTGGTCGCACGCCTGCCGCCACTGATGGCGCTTAAGGTAGCTGACAAGCGTTGACCGGCAGGCCGCGCCGGTGCCGACGTTAAACGAAAAGCTCACCAGCGCATCGTATACCGGGGCGGGCATACCAACCGGCACGCAGACGGCAAGCTGGCGCTCCACGCGCATCACGTCATACACCAGATTAACGGCGGCCTGCCGCTCGCTGACCTGGCTTTGCGGCGTGACGCCTGCGGTGTGGCCGATCCCGTTTGTCCAGACCCCGGCGCTGCACTGATAAGGCGAGGTGCGGCAGCCTTCGGCGTCGGCAATCAGCGCCAGCCCGCCGTCGGATATCTTCAGCGTGTTGAACTGCGGCAGCAGCGTTGCAATTGCCAGCACCGCCAGCACGGCGCAGTGTTTAGCGGCTTTCATTGCCTTTCCCCTTAGCCAGCGCCTGTTGCAGCTCCCAGGTTTTGCGGCGGTAGTGCCAGTTGATAAAAAACGTCGCCACGTTAATCACCAGCGTCACCACGGCGACGCCGGAACCGACCATAAAGGCGATATCCTGCGGCGTGTGGCGGCCGAACCACATCAGCACCAGGCCGATCAGGTAGTTCACCAGCGAATTGATTTTCTCCATCTTTTTCAGTCCCACAGGTTGACGGTTTCATCCGCTGACGATTCCGGCAGGTCGGGCAGCGTGACCTCGCAGCCGTGCATTAATACCGGCCCACTCTCGGCCAGCCCCGGATTGGCGGCATAAACCAGTTCGACGGCCTGCGCCGTGCGTCCGTAGTACCGCCAGCAAATCTGGTCTACGGTGTCGCCCTGCTGCGCGTAAATAATCACAGCAGGCTCACGATGCAGCCGGGACGCCCGGCGACGCGGCTGATGCTGAAACGCGCGTCGCGCCAGTACTCGTCCGCGCTCGCCTCCACCTCCGCCCCTTTTTTGCCGCTGGCGTCATAGCCGCGATAGCGTTCAACAATCGCGGCCCCGGTCAGGGCGCTGACGGCGGAAAAATAGTGCGCGGCTTTTTCGCTTTCGCCGTCGAACGTTTCCGCCGGAACGTCGGCCAGGGTGGTAAAGCCCGCCGCCATCTGTTCGGCGCGCCAGTCGTACAGCTCGGCGTTCACTTCGGAAATCGCCGTTTTTACCGCAAGGCGCAGGCGCTGCGCGGTCACGGTGCCCTCATAGCGCAGCGTGTTGCGCAGCTGCTGCAGGTTCACGTCAGGCCAGAAAAAGGTGTTCTTTACCGGCGGTTCGGCATCGTCTGCCGGTCGCGGGGCGGGTATCACAATCGTGTTCATAGTCGGCCTTAAAATAGGTGGGCGGTGGAGAGCCGCGCAGGCATTAAAAATGCGTTGCAGCTCTGCCGCCCGGCGCGGGGCGCGTTCGGTCAGCGGCGGGCAAGGGCCTGCTTTTTCAGGTCAGTCGCCAGCCGCTCAATGTCTTTTTTGACGCCGCAGCCGTCGTGCAGCTGTAGCGCCCTGGTAAGGTGTTCCATCGCATCCAAAGCCCTGCCCGCATCGCGTAAGACGTACCCGGTTATCTTGTGCAGCTTGGCGCGCACCTGGTCGGGCATGTCCGCGGATTTCGTCAGCTCAAGCGTTGCCAGCAGCGGGCAGATATCGACAGCCTGCTGCAGCGTCCGGGCGCGGGTCGCCGCGTCGGCCACCTCTTCGGCCAGCAGGTAGGCGGTGGCGTCGCGCTTAAAGCCGGGCGGCGGCACCAGACCGTACTGAAGCGCGTAGCGCGCAATCTCCAGCGCGCCCGGCACGTCGCCCGCGTCCAGCCGCCAGATCATGACGGTCATCAGTACGGCGTCCTGCGCGCCTTTGCCTTTCGCCAGCACGCCCGCCACCCAGGGCAGATACTCAGGCAACATCTGCCGCTTGAGTTCGGCCTTGCGCTCCTGCGAGCGCACTTTCTTCAGGCGGCGCTTGTCGTCGTTGAGCTTCAACAGCATCAGCTCGTAGCCGTTGGCGTGGCGCAGCGGGTTGCTGGCCTGCCGTGAGGCCGCTTCCGCCTGCTGGCGCATAAGGTGACGTCGGGCAGGGCTTAACATGCGTTATGCCTCCGGCGTGGCCGCTACTGCAGGCGCGTCGGACAGGGTGATTTTTTCAATCAGGCAGCCCGCCGCGTAATCCTCCACCACGTAGTCCTCGTTGATGGACTCGTAGTTTTCGATGCGGTCGCGCTTCGCCACCTCGTCGATCATGCGGCGGTGCGTGCCTTCCTGAAAATAAATCGACAGGTTGTCCAGGCGGGTGATCAGCATCGCGTCCGCCGGGAAGTAGGGCACGCGCACGGCGGGCAGGTTGCCGATACGCTTCTGGCTCACAATCAGATCGCCCGCCAGCGCCTCGGTGTTGGCCTGGCTCTGATTAACCAGCGGGAAATACTTGTCGGCCAGCAGCTGACGACCGCAGACAACGACCAGTTCCGGGTCTTCCTGATACCACGGCTCGATCAGCGTGTTGGTTGCATCCATCACCACGGCGTCAAGATTGGCGTAGGTGCGGCCCTTACCAATCAGCACGCCGTCGGTCACGGTACCGTCTTCCGCCGTGGTTTTGTTCATCACGCGCTCCGGCGCGTCGTTGCGGTACTTCTGCAGCCAGCCCACCGCCACGTCCTGCAGCATCGGATTTTTGGCACGGTTGGAGGTTTTGGCGCGCGATACGCCGTTAAAGCCGATCATGATGCGGTCAAGGCTCTGGCGCTTGATGATGGCGTCACGCAGGCGGGCCTGAAAATCTTCATAGCGCGCCCACAGGTCAAGCGTGTTGTAGCGGATATGAAAGTCGTAGTTAACCTGCACGCACTCATAGCCGGTGCTGTCCAGCGCGGAGAAGTCGGCGGTTTCGCGCTCGTCGCCGCCCGCCGTGTCGGTGGTGCTGGCAATCGAGCCGGACACGCCAATCCCGATTTTCTCGCCCTTCATTTCGGACACCGGCACGATGTTGATGCGCGTTAAAAATTCTGACGACTCCTGCACGCGGTTCATCAGCGTCTGCGTCACCGCTGGCTCAACGGTGAATTTCTTGTTCATGTCGCCGGTTTCGACGTTGTTCAGCTCGGCCAGGCGGGTCATGAAAGCGTTAAATTTAAAGCGGGTGTTCTGGCGCATTTGCGCTCCTGTATTCGGTTAAATGTTTTAATCAGCGGCCTGTCTGCGCGCCGGTGATCAGCAGTCGGTCTGCACGCTGGCGGTGTTGTCGCCACCGGTCGAGGCCGGGCGGCGGGAAAAGCCGCCATCTGTTTTCGCAAGCTGTGCCTGCAGCGCAGTAAAGGCGGTGCGGTCTTCCCCGGCCTGCAGCTCCAGCGCGTCGAGCCGTTCGGTTAACGCGACTTCCAGCGCCGACAGGTTTTGCGCCTGCGCCTCGCCGTTCTGCTGCACCTGCTCGGCCACGGCGGTAACGGCCGCGCTCACGTCGGCAAACTGCAAATCGGCGCCTCTTTTCTTCGCGGAGAACATCGCGGTAATACGCTCAAGCAGCGACGGCACCGGATCGGCCTCTTCGGTAAATTCGATTAGCGTTTCTTCGGCGGCGGTAAAGAGGTTGTCTTTGTGCTGCTTGCGGGACGCCAGCGGATTGGCTGACGCCGTGGCGCTGAAGCTCAGGATTTCGGTGCCGAGGCTCGCCGGATCGTCGGTGACGGCAAGTCCTATCAGGTACGCCTCGCCGGTGTCGGCAAACTTCGGGTTAACCTCAATGGAGGTGTAGATTTTCTGGCGGGCTTTGGTCAGTTCGACCAGCTCCGGCGTCGGGCTGATTTCGCCATAAAGCGCCAGCTTGCCTTTTAGCGGGCCGTCCGCGATTTCTTCGGCGCTCAGGGCGGTGACGTCGCCATAGCGGCGGAACGGGCTGTCAGGCGTGTAGCCCTTGATGTGCTCCATGTTGATGCGTGCGCCGTACATCGCCGGGTCATAGTTCGCCGCCATCTGTGAAATCCAGTCGCGGGAAATCTCGCGGCCGTCGGTGGTTGCGCCTTCAACTGCGATACGAAAACGCTTTGCTTTAGTTGCCATTAATCAGGCTCCGGTCAGTGGATTGGTTCAGGTCGGGGCCAGTTTCACCGCCACGGGCCATCCGCTCAACGAAAGCCAGCCCGCTCAGCGACCAGCAAACAGGCACTGCAGGCGCGTCTTTTTGCGCCCCGGTAGCCTTGTCGGCATGAACATACAAACCACCATCAGCGATCCGCGCCGTCAGGCTGCGCTGCTTTACTGGCAGGGATATTCCGTGCGCCAGATTGCGGAGACGCTCGGCCAGAAAACACCAACCGTGCAGAGCTGGAAGCTGCGCGACGCATGGGAAGATATCGCGCCCATCAGCCGCGTTGAGGCCAGCATGGAGGCGCGGTTAATTCAGCTCATCATGAAAGAGGTAAAAGGCAACGGGGACTACAAGGAGATAGACGCGCTGGGCCGCCAGATAGAACGCCTGGCCCGCGTCGAGCGCTACCGCAGTTCGGGCAACGAGGCGGATTTAAACCCGAACGTGCGCAACCGCAACAGGGGCGAGCGCCAGCCGGTGATTAAAAACGTCTTCAGCGACGAGCAGACCAGCAAGCTTACCGGCCTGTTTATGGATAACTGCTTTGAATACCAGCTCAACTGGCACCGGGCCGGGCTGGCGCACCGCGTCCGCAATATCCTGAAGTCCCGCCAGATTGGCGCAACGTTTTACTTTGCCCGCGAGGCGCTGATTGATGCGCTGACCACCGGCCGCAACCAGATTTTCCTGTCGGCCAGCAAAGCCCAGGCGCACGTCTTTAAAAATTACATCATCGACTTTGCCCGGCAGGTTGACGTTGACCTGAAGGGCGATCCGATTGTGCTGCCGAACGGCGCACGCCTGATTTTCCTGGGGACGAACGTGCGCACCGCGCAGAGCTACACCGGCAATCTGTATCTCGACGAATATTTCTGGATCCCGAAATTCCAGGAGCTGCGCAAGGTCGCCAGCGGCATGTCGCTGCACAAAAAATGGCGCACCACGTACTTTTCCACGCCGTCGAGCCTGTCGCACAGCGCCTATCCGTTCTGGTCGGGCGAGTTGTTTAATAAGGGACGCCGCAGCAAACACGACCGCATCGAGCTGGATTTGTCGCACTCGCATCTCGCAAAAGGCGCGCTGTGCGGCGACGGCCAGTGGCGGCAGATTGTCACCGTTGAGGACGCGCTGACCGGCGGCTGTAACCTGTTTGACCTGGATCAGCTTTCGCTTGAATACAGCCCGTCGGAATATCAGAACCTTTTAATGTGTGAGTTTGTCGACGACGAGGCGAGCGTGTTCCCGTTCGCCGAGCTGCAGACCTGCATGATCGACAGCCTGGAAGAATGGACGGACTTTAACCCTTACGCGCTGCGCCCGTTTGACTATCGCCCGGTATGGATTGGCTATGACCCGTCGCACACCGGCGACAGCGCGGGCTGCGCCGTGATTGCGCCGCCGCTGGTTGCGGGCGGCAAGTTTCGCGTGCTGGAACATCACCAGTGGCGCGGGATGGACTTTGCCGCACAGGCTAAATCCATTGAGGACTTAACCAAAAAATACACCGTGGAATATATCGGCGTGGACGCCACCGGCATCGGCCAGGGCGTTTTTCAACTGGTCCGCCAGTTCTACCCGGCGGCATGCGAAATCCGCTACTCGCCGGAAGTGAAAACGGGGATGGTCCTGAAGGCCAAAGACATCATCGGCAGCGGGCGCCTGGAGTACGACGCCGGAAGCACCGACATCACGCAGTCCTTTATGGCTATCCGCAAAACCATGACCGCCAGCGGCAACCGCTCAACCTATGAGGCGAGCCGCAGCGAGGACGCCAGTCACGCCGACGTCGCCTGGGCCATTATGCACGCGCTGTTAAACGAACCGCTTACCGCCGCCAGCGGCGGCGCTAACCATTCAATTCTGGAATTTTACTGATGAAAAAACGCAGCCGTAAGGCATTCAAAGCAGCACAGGCAGCACCGGCCGCGCCGCAGCAGGTTGAGGCGTTCACCTTCGGCGAGCCGACGCCGGTGATGGATAAGCGGGACATTCTGGATTATGCCGAGTGTATCGGAAACGGGCGCTGGTACGAGCCGCCTGTCAGCTTTCACGGGCTGACAAAAAGCCTGCGCTCGGCGGTGCATCACAGCTCGCCCATCTACGTTAAGCGT